CATGCTTTGAGAAAGCATGAGCTTGATCTCTGATACCTGGATGGGCATTTTCAGAAACCGAAATAATCTTTTCTACACATTGTTCTGCTAGTTCTTCAGGAGTAAATCCCCTGTTCTCTGTAGTTCTTACGCCTACAATCTGTTCATTCTGTGGTACACTTACATCTATTTTAAACATTATGTTTTTGCCCTAATTACTTTTCCTGTGCGATATTCATCTGTTGTTTCCTTCGCTTCTCCAAGCATTTTTACACCAGTAATTGCTTCTTGAAACCTTCCGGCATACATACCCATGACATCCTGTTCACCCTTCATGTATATGTACGCTTCGATTAACGCTCCATACAACATAGCCATTTCAGCGTTTTCACTCAACCAAGTAGTTCCACTTCCTGATCCCGCAGTTAAACTGTTAGGGCGATAAAAATAATGAAGCTCTGCGGTAAATGTAGTGTTCGGGGTTGGAGCCAATATAAAATTATCTACATCAAAAACAGCGTAGTATCGAGGGGATCCCGTAGTTGTAGCATCTGGAGTATAAGTTTGTATAAAACTTGGATCCTTGAAATCTATAAAAAACTTGTCTCCATCTGTCCCTGCAAGGCTAAGAGAGAATGGAGCCAAAAAATCTCCAGGGCAAGCTAAAAACTTATTACTAGCTGTTGTGGAAGCCGTAGCATTCTTACGAAACAAACTAAGTTGCACATTCTTTAGTATTCGTTCTTCCGCTATTCGTATAAACAATGGAATATTGTTTACGAAAGAAGTCTCATCATTTTCCGTATAATCTTGGATAGCTGTTTTAAGTTGATCGTATGTAAAGCTCATGTCATCACACTATTGTTATGTTTCCTACCATAGCACTATGATTAGTACATTGATATACTAGAGAAGTATCACTTGGTTCATGCGGCACAATAAATTGTGTCAGTCCTGTAGTTGAGTTGTAGTTGTCTGTAACACCCGTAGTAAAAGCAGAACCACCGTTAGATGTTCTTATCTGCAAAGGATGACTACCTACATTAGATGTATTGTCTATGAGATAAGTATGCCCTTTGTAAAAAGTAAAGTTTGGATTATTACCAGACGTAGCTCCAGGACCAGTAAAGGTATATGCAGATGATCCGTTTGTACCCGCTGTATACTTAGTTACAGGACCAGTTGTCTCATCATTTAACCGAATCCATGCTCCACCATGTGCAAAATATAAGCCTCCAGTCGCATGAACGTGAGCTACCGCGCCATGATATGAAGACGCACTTGGAAGATCACTTAGATTGGCATAGTAAAACACAATCTTGTTTGCACCAGAGCTTACATCTATAAGGCCATTAGAATCTATTATATCAGTAAGAGTTGTTCCGTTTCCTAGTGCTGCGTATACTTCAGTGAAATTCGCATTTATCTTAGTAGCACCAGAGCGAAGAGTATCCCCACTGCCATCATTTGCGCTACTTCCTATCCCTACTGCTTGTTTAGCCATGTTCTATCCCTCGTCAAATGTGTCTGTGGTAGAGTCTAATGTTACAGATGTACTATCAAACCTTGGTGCAAAAGAAACAGAACCAACTTGTCCTGTCGCAGAAACCCCTGTGGGATTAGCTGATTCATTACCCGTATCCGATATTGTTATTGTAACAGTTCCAACCTCTCCTTGAGCAACTAAGTTGTTTGGTGGTGTTACCCCCGGTATGTCTCTAAAACCAACAGGATTGTATCCGTGTTGAATAGCTCTCTGCTCTGGTAGCTCCGACTCTGGTCTAGGACCGCGCAAGGCTTGCGGGTCTGGAAACGCTCTTGGTGGAAATAACTGTGGATGCTTAGTCTCAAACTCATCAGGACCAACCTTGGCACCCGTCCACTCTGTCTTCATCTCACGAAGACGGTAACGGCGACCTGACCGATCCGATATACCATAAGCATGTTTACCACTAGCGTAGGCCATTACACCCTCAGATAACTCAAACTAGGCTGCAACTTCAAAGGTGTTCGACCTTGATCCTCGTCCGCTGCACGTTGGAACTCTTCTTCATAAACTGACTTTAACATTTGAATACGATCTGGTGCTCGTTTCATAGCCATGTAGTAGGCTAACCCCGCCACCATACAAGGATAAAAACGAAAAGGCATATCAGTAGTATTAACCAAAGCATCCGCATCCTCAATTCTACGAACATAGTAGTATCTGATCTGATCTGTAGAGTTTTCAGGAGTAGACCACAAATACATTACAGGGGTAATTTGCCGATCTAACCAAAACTGACTTGGTCTGCCCTGAGTAGTTTTATTAGGGACTGTCGCATAATCACCACGGCTAATACGTTGAAGTTCGTAATCAGTATTAGATCTTCGTATCACAACGTCCAACACATCAACGACATCAGCAGCTAACGGATAAGAAGATGTCCCTTGTGTTACAGTAAAGTTTGCTTCTTTTACCGTCCACAAATTAAGACCACGATTAGCCCAGTCTGCAAACATCAGATTCATAGACCTACGTGCTGTCTTAGCATCATACCCCGTGCGAACTTCTAGTCCGCACCTCTCGTATGCTTCTTCAATTACCTCTCCGACATCGAGGTTAAAGTCTCTTGAATCTGATGTTGTCATTGTATCAACTCATATGTGGTTTCTGATTCGTCTTCACATTCACAGCGCCACCGTTTTTATAGCCCATACGAGCAGCGACTTCAGGAGCTTTTGCTTTCAAAGCCTTAATTCCTTTTCCCTTTGGGCCTTCAGGTATCGGTTTCTTCTGTTCCATTATTATCCTCCTGATTATAAAGATTGTCGAACACTCGATTGACATCTAGTGTATAGTCTAAATCACTTTTTGAATAGTGTGTATGTTGTGAGGGTCTAAAGTCTGGTGCACCCTCACCCACCGCAAACCAAGCAGGATGTGTAACCCTTACCCGATTATTTGGTAACGCTACTATATTCCCTGTCCACTCTCCTGCATCCAACAACTGCATCACATGGCTTTGTTTATGTTGTGCCGGATCATCTGCAATCTCAGAGTCTGTGTAGTCTACAGTAAAGAGATATCTAGCCGGAAACATCTCCCCGTTTATTTTGGCTAACCAAGGACATGGTGTAGCTCTGTCTAGTGTATATACTGCATGATGATGTGAAGAGCAGTCCCAAGGCTGCGCATCATGTGTTGCCATAGGTTCAGGCCACTCCTCGAGTGGGATGTCTGCAACCAGTGCTGTTATAGGCATTCTTGCCCACATTGCACCACCATGAACGGTATCTTCTTCATCGCCTTCTGCTTCACAGCCAGTAAAGATTACTTGAAAACTAAGGGATCGATTTGGAAGCGTAGTTACAGCAACAACCATAGCATGTATAAATTCGCCATGATACTTCTCATGATTGTGAGTGTATTCACGACGAACCCATGCCTTAAAATAAGGGATATTACTTTGTAAATATGGCATTTGGTTTAGAACTCTCCTTTAAATCCCAAACCTGAAACTTGCGCTCCACCAACTCTGCCACCTTTAGCCATACCCTTGGGCTTAACCTTACCGCCCATCTTCATACCCTTGGGCTTAACCTTGCCGCCCATCTTCATACCCTTGGGCTTAACCTTACCGCCGTTCTTCATACCCTTGGGCTTAACCTTACCACCATTCTTCATACCCTTGGGTTTTATCTTGCCACCGTTACGATAGCCTTTTTTCTTCATTGCCATGTGAGTTCTCCTTTCAAAAGACTCGTACTAATCCACCGTTTGCTTTTTTGTTCTTCCAACTAATTCGTTTTGACGACTTCTTTTTCTTCGCAGCGGAAGTACACTGCGCCATTGTTGGCCTGCAAGCGGGATAACCCTTACGCTTCTCGCCCTTTTGACGACCACAAGGCTTTCCTGTTTTGCAGTCAACCCAACCTTTGCCATCGTTCTGACCAAACCATTCCCGCAAAGAGTTCTTTTTCGCCATCAAAATGTCCTTGTAGTCTTACGTCTTGATTCTGCTACCTGTCCGCAACCAGAGGCAATAAAACCTCCTCCATTAAAACTTTTCTTAGGAGGACGTTTGGGATTATCAATTGAAGAAATTATCCCACCCTCTGCTTTCTTAGTAGAGTTTCCCCAGTTTTTTGCCCCTACTTTGCGACACTTTGATAACGCCCCCGAAGCGTAAGCCGAGGGCCATACTTTGTAACGGCTTTTTACTTTGTGATAACAAGCGTCTTTTTTGCTTTTCTTTTTTGCCATTAGTTATCCCCTTTGATGGCGGCTTGGATACTTGCTGTCGCATCTGCGCCCTCGAGATTGCCATATGTCCTCTCCATCTCTGTCTTTATATAATCAATTTGTAAGGCCATAACCTCTGTTCTTTTATCAACGGCTATCAAAGTCTTTGTGGCCCAGTCAGCCCAACTATAACCAACACCGCCAACACCAAGGACAAAGGCTGATACGAGAGTTATCGTGATCTGTTTATTCACTTTGCTCACCACATCTTACAAGACCAGTACTTGGCCTTTAGTTTATCAAGATTGCCTTTATCACAGCCGTGACGAGCACGGAAAGACTTACGACGTTTTGGGTTTGATTTTTTGATAGTCATATTAGCATCTCCGAATCTGACTATCTTTTCTTTACCCTTGTCACACGCCTTAACAACAGACTTCTTGCCGCCAGAAACTTGACGTTTTGGCTTGTTGCATTTCATCTTTGACTTGTCGATCTTTGCCATAACCGTTCCAAATTAAGTAACAGCGGGTTTTATCCCGCCGCTATAAATCAACCAAATAGACCTGTTATTGAGGTTATGTTAGTTAGGGTAATATGACACTCATCGTCAAAGATGACGCCGTGATCTGGAATGGAGACTTGAACCCAGTCACTGGTGTTAAACACCACGTCTAACTGAGTTGCGCCACCACTGCCATTTTTAAACACAACCTGTGGAGAACCAGAAGTAGCGGTTTTTACTATAAACGCTTTTAATCTAGTTCGACCACCTTGCAATGTTCCAGTAGCCGTAGCTGTTTTAGCAAAAATAGAAGCAGCCATTTAACATCTCCTATTAAGGTTGAACAGCAGTATTAAAAGCCTGAGCATACATTACTGTTATAACAACTGATCCCGCAGCCGTAGCTGCGCTTGAAGTAGCTGTTAATTTTAAATCGGCTGTACCAGTGTTCTTCCATGTAAGTGTACCACCACCAGAAGCACCTAAAGCTTTAATACCTACAGTGGTTCCAGAAGCAACAGCATTAATCAGTGTTGCTGCACCGCCTACAGTATCACCAACACTAATATTTGTTGTGGTGTTAGCTGCTGTTTCTAAATCAATAACTATGTTTACGATTTTTGAGTTGGCCGGAATTACTACATTTGTGGCTTCTGCTGCAACAGCACCGCCAGAAATGTCCATTACATGTTGTTGAGTCATTACAACGTAGCCGACGTTTGCTATGTCTGTTCCAACGACAGTACCCGTTGTGTTTCTAATATTACCTGCCCGAATCGGACCTGAAAAAGTTGTAGTACCCATGTTGATCTCCTGTCTAGGGTTAGTCAGCCACACCATGTGACTGTCAGGGATACAAACAGAGTAACTTATCTTTAAACAAAAAGAAAGGGGCAACCGAAGCTGCCCCAATCAAAATGGAGGTAATACCTCCCTATATCACAGTTTAGGCTCCAGGTGAACCAAAGATACAACGTGGGTCTGAGAACCCAAAGCTGTAACGTTCACGAGCTTTAAACCTCATGTTACCTGTGTCGAAGTCTGCT